ATCACCGATTCAGCGATATGCAAATTACTGCCCTCTTCAATGTGTTGTTTTGTTTCGTCTATTATAAGGCGAATAACATTCCAAACTTCATCATCTGATGTAAAGGTGCGAGTTTCATACTTTCCCTCTATTAAGACAGGAATACGAGCCTTATAAGGGTATTCGTGATACATACACCCCTCACACTTTCTATCCAGTAAGAAATTTAGTTGTAATGTGAGGGATTCTATTCCCCCAAGCGTTGATGTTCCTGTACTGCCAAAGACAGTTCATTCTTTTCATCCTCGCTTAACGACTTAATAAATTTATCATCAACCCCTTCAACACCCTTGCGAATCCAAGCAGTCCTTGCTTTTGCTAAATTAGTGATTGCCACAATCTCATTGCCTTCATACCTCATTTGAGGAACATCATTGCAGTAATCAATATCATCTACAGACATTTCTTTTAATTTAACTTCTTTTCCTGTAGATAGCTTCATTATGCTAGGGTAATTGTTAATGGAGCAGTTGAGCCGTCACTTAGTGCTTTCATTTCTACATCAAGCATCATTGCATCTCCTTCATTAAATGCTACATTCGTCATCACTCCACACGGCATTGTAAAAGAGGTAACAGCATCGGTTGTTTGAGTTATTGTAAAACAATCTGCCGCATCATGTTCTTGATTTGTGCTACCAGCAAAAGTATCAACTAAACCTCTTGTTACTGAGTCGTACTTTACAGTTGCGGTTGATGTTATTGATATTTCTGCGGCTCTACCAAAACTATCATAACCAACTCCTTCTGCAACTCCAGTATATATCGCTGGACTCTCAACTGTTAATGAGAAAGCGGATAAGACTGGATTTACACTCATAACCTTTACTTCGCTAACATCAATTCCTGACATATCAACATGAGTACCGCTATATGCGGTTCCAGCGGCAGTCTGAGTGTTTCCTAACTGAGGAACTCTGCCAGAACTGATTGTTGCACTAAACTTATACTGACCACCATCTGTTCCCATATCTGCACTTAATGTAAAGCTAGTTACTAAACATCCTACTAATATAATATTATTTCCATCTGTTGTGTCTGGTGGGGCTAAAACCATTGTAAAAGTTTTGTCTCCCTCTGATGTTCCATACTTCCCAGATTTCCCAGTTGCTGTTGCTCCTATACTTGCATTAGCTATTGATGCTGGGTTAATCGCATTTCCACAAACGCTATGAGCTAGTGTAACATGACCACCATCATTATGCCAAGTTCCAGATAGTGACAATTCCGTTACCCTTAGATCATTGTCTTGGAAAAAATCATCGATATGAGTCACTCTACCAGTTTGTGACCTTACATCAGAAACTTGATTCATGTTGAAGGTTGGAAAAGAAACTGAATCAACATCTAATTGATACATACCAGATGTAATCGCAGGAGCATTTGGGGTTGCCCCATTTGCGTTTCCTGTTGTTGTTTCCTCAATTAACCAGACTTTAAAATCTTTTGGTGAAAAAACTGCGTTAGCCATTATTCATCTCCTTTTTTAGAACTTGTTTGCGTTTCTAATTGACTCTGAGCTTCTTTAGGCACAAAATCTAATTCAACGCTTTTTCCTTGATTAAGGGCTACCCAATTATCATATTTTAAATTGCAATAATTATTATTTGAGGATAATTGCTCACCTTTTTTTAGTTTTACTTTCATATCTTACTCCTTATTACTTTAAGATACATTTCCTAAGTACATTCCTCTCCACTCCCAACGAATAACATTTAATCCTTCGATAGCCTCTTCAGCTTCTTCTTTTTCATTTATTCTTGTAGAAATTAAACGACCATTGTAGTATGTACTTTTTTGATTATTAAAAAATAATGCTTCTATGTGTGATACCTGTCTAAGTATATGCTCCCAAGTATCTTTTTTTACTGATTTTTCTTTAAAAGTATATGAAACATCAATTATATACTCTCTCAATTCTGCTGATGTCATTCTTTCAATAAGGTCAGAACCTATTGGATTCAGCCTAATAGACTGATTTCCCATATCTTTAAAATTACCTGTATAAACTGGAATACTTCCTGAAAACTCGTCATTTAAAAATGTGCGAATAGAGTCTAAAACCTTTGTTTCCCATATATTAACAAAAGTAACTGGCATTATCTACGAGTCATATTGATAGAATATGGCATTCCTGTATCATCAACACTTTCATGTTTGCCAAAAAATTCTATTTCCCATTTATCATTTAAGGTAGCTGTGTCTGCTGTATCTCCTGCAAATCTTAATTGCACACCACTTGCCAGAGTTTGATATTGCCCATTGATTGTATCTATGTAATCAGCAGTAGCTCCATTATTCATTCTTTCAGCTCCCAGATTGTCTCCATCCTTAAGCCATACAGAATATTTAGCAGTACCTAATGCACCTGCTGTTGTTATCTTTACCCCAACCCTATCATAAATATCGTAATAAGAACCTCTTGTATCTACTATTCTGACACTACCGCTAACAGATACTTCTCTAATTACTCCATGAGTAGCATCCCCACTTACTTGCCAAGATAGCTTGGTAGTGCCTTCATTTAAGGAAAAGATATTTTTCTCAGCTTCTTCAAATAATGCATCTGCTATTTCTGATGTTGGCTGAGATGCCCTTATTAAAAAAGAACACGCAAGTAG